ATACTTATCAGGAAATCCCTCAGTACCTGTTTCTGAGTCTAGAAGACTTATTGAAATATTTGTATCTACCGCAGATATATTAGATCCTAATAATGTAGACGATTTTAAATTCGTCATATTATCAAGTTTTACATATTGATCAATATTTTGCAATAGATCAGCGGGAGCACCTTGAAATTCTTGTGCAAGATAATATTGAGTTAAAAACTCCTGAACAAGAGGAAAATCCTCTTTAACATATTGAGGAATTTGGCTCTTTACAATATCTTTAATTTGAATTCTTTTTTCTGTCATTTTATTATGATCTTACTAGGTTCCCGTTGTTGTAGCTTGAAGAAACAATGTAGTTTGATGCTGAAGGATCTAATCCAGACGCAATTTCATCAATAACCATTTCAAAATTGCTGTTATTAATATCTAGTTGCAAATAAAGATCCTGTTTTCCAACGACATCATTTGATTTAGGTACAGCAGATATTTCAACAATTGCTTGTCCGTCTTTAGTTTTTCCAGATAAGATGTTAATGGGATTAATAGTTATGATACCATTTTTATAATCTATTGTACCAACATTTCTTCTTAAAATTGTTGGATTTCTGGAGTTTGTACTCGAAACTGTAAATAGGAACAAAGATCCAGTTTCTCTATTAGTATTTGGAAGATCACCAAGATATACGGTTTGAGCAACTCCCGCTATTTGAAATCCCGTTGATTTAATATTATATCCATTCATATTGGATATATGAAACTCATTACCAAATCCAATTTGATATTCTGCAAAAGTGTTTAATAAAACTCTTAAATCTCTTCTCATTTGAAGAGTTGTAATGTTTGAAGTCACAGATTCATGACTGTCATCAATTAACTTCAAGAATTTGCTATACTTGAACCTAGCACCATAACGGTTTAATTCCGTAGATTCTGAATATTTCAATGCATTTGTTTGGACAATACTTGATACAAACGCTGATGATGGGGCAAGATTTGTGTTATAATATACTTTTGAATCTACCTCGACATAGAGATATTTTAAGTCTAAAATTTCTGGAACTATTCCAGCAACAGCATATTTTTTTAATTTTAACTTAATACTTTCTTTTTCTAGGTTTGGTAGAAAATCTCCAAATCTTGGTTTTATACTAATAAAAACCTTTCCATATTGTGGAGGTATTAATTCTTCTCCACCAAAAACAGAAATAGCCTCAGTTTCTGGATAAATTTTAGATGGAATTAAAGTTTCAAAGTCATTTGCAGTAAGTGCTCTATTTTGTGAAGCATAGATTCTTGGTGCATATTTTTTGATAGACTCTACACTCTCAATGTTTTCTCCACCTCTAGCAGATACTTGCGTAGTCAATAATGATATTCCAGAAGTAACAGTGTATTCAATTGAATTTCTTGTATATGTTAATCTTCCTGAAAATGTAAAACTATTCACTCCATTAGCACTATCGCCATTGGTTGTGATGTAGTTTACTGTAATAAAATTACCTTCTTCCAGTTTTCTACCAAAAATTCCATCACCAAAAATTAATTCATATCTCTCGTCTTCTATTTCTTGTAAAAAATATACATTTGAAGATCCATTTATATCAAATAAACTATCTTGATATGCATATTTTACTGAAGTATTTGCATTTTCGTTGTTTCTAACAGTTACTGATATTAAACCGCTGTCAACACCAGAATTTGGTAAAATAAATCTTTGATTTGGATTTCTTGATGAATATGTAAAGTTATTTGTGAGTAGTATTCCCTCACTAATTTTTATATTATCAAACCTTGCTATACCATTAAAAACTGGAACTGTAATATCATCTAGTATTGAAAACGCAAAAGATTGATTACCAAAGTTTCCAGAGGAGGTTGCTACAATTCCTTTCTTTAAAGTTAAAGATGCTGGAGAAGGAGTAACGTTGGACAGATCTACAAAAAAGGATATTGAAGCAGTAGATGCTTTTTTTGATCTTGGTATATATCCAATGTTTCTTGCTAAGGAAACAACGTTCTCTCTTAAGGTTGCACTGTCAATAAACACCTCATTTGCAACCATGTTTGCATTATATGAGGTAATGTAGGTATTATATGCCAAAACATCAAGAATTGTTGAAAGATTAGATCCTTCAAAATCATAATCAGTGAAATTAGAATTTGCTTTTAAGTAATCTCTAAGTGTTGTTTTAACTTGGTCAAAATCCAAGTTAGAAAAATTTACTAGTGGCATTTTACCTAGTTGGCTGCAAAACGAATTGTAATTGTTGTGCTGGAACGCTAATTCCTATAATTTGATATTGAATAATCACATCAAGAGAATTGTTATCGTAGTCTGGTATAACTATGACATCTATCAATTCAACTCTTGGCTCATAATTTATAATTGATGTTGCAATTTCATCTCTAACATTTGATGCTACAATCTCATCAACATTCTCAAAGAGCATTCTTGTTACTCTTGATCCAAAATCTGAATTGAAAAACTTCTCACCAGGAAGGGTAAATACAATGTTTCTGATAGAACGAGAAATTGCGCTTTCATTTTTAAGCGCAATCAAGTCACTGTTCAGAGGATTACTCTGAAAAGTCATACTAATATCTTTGAAACCTTGACTTACCCTTTCTAGAGGCATTGAATATTATGATTCTATCTTATTTATTATGGATTTTTTGATTCATAAAGAGGTTCTGTGCCATATTCCCAGTCATCATAGTCATTATCATTTCGAATTTTTGCATGAATTTCATTTTGATGGAAGAAATCGTGCTTTTTAGGGGTTAATTCATCGTTTGCAATCTCACGAAGCATCTTTTGTTTGTCAATTTTCTCTTCCCAACCATATTCGCTTGCTAGAAATTCGGTTCCCCATTGATTTTTCATGAAATTTTGGTCTTTATCGACTTGTTTGGTCATTTTTTTGCTCCTGATTTGTTAAATCAGAACTTTTTACGGGGTTGCTATCCCGAATTTCTTTGACCTCGTACATAAAATCGTCTGATGTCTCAATTTTACGACGATTTTCAACGGAATATTCTGTTAGATCAATTTCGTATCCTGGATTTTTGGTAATTCTGTTGCGAGTCCATGCATCATCGTACCATAAAATCTTATTATTTGGGTATGCATAGAAATTTCCGTTATCCATCTTAAAAAAATGAGCACATTTATGCTCAGGAGTCTCACTAAAGTTAGTATTCAGAGTTGATTTTGACTCCCATGACCAATCAAGAGTGAACATGTAAGTTCCTTCGTTTTTTTCTCCACGATAATTAACTAGTTCAGCACGTAAGTTAGCCAATCTTGAACGTACTTGTATATCAATATAAGGAGAAAAGCAATCCCACCACATACACTCCTCTAATTCAGGAACTGGTGCATCTGGTTTCCAGCAAAATGCATGAATTGGTCTACGTGTCCAGTTGACCCCATTCTCTAAAAACGCCTCAAAGAGGGGTACGTGCTTCTCTAAGGACGCTACAGAATGTACGTCACATAAAGTTACCTCTCTATGACCTTTTTTGTGATTGTAGAGAAATTCATTTCGAATATAACAAGTAATTGTTGGAAGATTATGATTAAGATATGCCATAAAGTGCTAATAAAAAAGCAGGGATTTCTCCCTGCTCTATCTATATTATTAACCTCTACCTTGTCCACGATACTTTTTCTTACGTCCATTACGAGACGTCGCGCTTAGTAGTGTACGAGCGGAACGCCCTTGACGAGTTTTCTTAGGTGCTCCAGGTTCAAAAAGAGTCTTGTTACTTCCACCACCTTTAGCCATCTTTAATTTCCTCCAGTTCAATCAAATTAGGATCAACATCTTCACCCGAGAAAAAACGCTCGGAGAAGTCTTGAAGAACCTCACTACATTCCTCTGCAGTGAGGTTCATATAAATTTTACGTCCTTTATAAAGTACGTTATAGATCATCAGATAATACGAGTTTTTTCGTGCCCGACGCGAATACGAGGATCACACCAGATCTCAAAGCCTGCTTCTTTTGCATCAAGACAGAAGGAAACATCCTCTCCACACATATCCTGAACATTTCCAGACTCAAAGACTTGCATCTTTGGAGCAAACCAAGGATACTCAAGATTCTCAAAGACTCCATTTTTAATCAGAACCCAACCAAATCCAGTGTAATCCACTGTGAAGGGCTTTCTGCGCTTGGAGATTGATTCCACGGTTTCATGATTCATCACACCACCGTTCTTACGGAAATCATCTTCTTCTAACCAGTGTGCGACAGAAGTTGTGTGACCATCCTCAGTTGCATACCAACCTGCGACAACTTCACGCTCAGTACCATCTTCACTGAGAGCTAGATCACAGAGTTGCCAGAACTTGTTAGTATCAAAAACAATATCACTATCAATCCACAGTTGATAATCATATTGCAGTTTACCATCCCAAGGAATCTGCTTTGGTCCACGAAGTACATTTGCTCCAAGACACTTACAACGTGCAAAGTTAACCATTGAAGAGTAGTCTTGTGAGATCTGAATACTCATACCATTCTGTACCATATCAAAGCACAGTTGTACAAAGTTCTTCAGAAAAATAAAAGAGCATCCTCTACCAGGTAGACAGAATACAATACTCTTTCCTTTCATTCTTTCTTTAATTGCATCAATATCCCATTCTTCAGTTTTGGGTTTTGGTGCAGTTGCTTTAACAGTGAATCCTTTTGCCATAAAATTAACAAACCTTTCAGTTCAATTTTAACAGTCTATATATGCATTGTCAATATGATGGACTTCCTTGTGGATCTGTTGACCCATTATTTCCACCACCTCCAATATTATTAAAGAGTTCCACAAAGTTTAAATCTTCTACACTATAATCAGTCTTCATTACTCCAACCATTTGGTGTAAGGTACTCCAAGTCTTCTTAAACTCTTCTTCCTTCAAAGAATGAAATAAACACTGATCTTTTGCATATATGTGATAAATCTTTTCCATTTAAAAAATATTTCCGGAATTTTTTCAAGTGAACTTATTTCACTATTGCATTATATATCAGTATTATCAAAAATCCAAGGGGAATGAATACAATTCTTCCCATTTGCTTTGGATATCTGATTATCCAACCTGCAAGTATAACTCTCCAAAAATTCCAGTATGGTTTTCTGCGGCGCTTATTTGATGCTTTCATACTTCTGGAAAAATTTTTTTTATGAGAGCGATAGAAAGGTCGAAAAAGACATACAGTGTAGGTTAGGGTAGTTTCGCTTTTTTATACGGGGCGCAACGCCGCGCGGCGCCTATAACAAACCGCCAGAAAACACTGCCGATAAGCATCACTGACCTAGCATAACATAAGCGCCCTCCAGTGTCAACCAGAGGGCGCTCAGTTAGTATCAGAACTCGATCGGATTCAGCGTCCCCAGAGTATCAGCATCATCAGAAACATTATCAGCAATGAGTGCATCCAGAATGGACAGAATCTCATCGCCAGTGTTACCTTGTGCCAGCAGGGAAAGCATCACGTTCTTGGACATAATAAAGAAGAAAAGTGTAGTGAACTGTGTGTTGAGTGAGGGTGCCCCTAGTTCCCTCGTTGTAGCAGTGGTGCTACTTCTTGGAGCGTGCCTAGTTTATACTCTTGTGACAGGAGTTGAGTATATCAGACTGCTACATCTTCAGGCAGCAAATTCACAACAGCATCCACACCAGCAAGATGCAGAGACTGTACAAATACCATCGCTTGATTGATATTGGAGAACTCGGCAGTACGCTCTACATTGTCCTGAACGTTGGTGTAGGTGACGGTACGAACTTGAGTCATTTGAGTGTTAATGAAGAATGAACGGTAAGTGTCTTTATAGGGCGCATCTTATTCCCATTCACTGATGCTTACTGATCAGGAGTTAGCAACAGCACGGATGCGAAGTTCTTGCTCAATGCCATTCCTACCCTTACCAGTAGCAGCATAGAATCGGGTGCCACATCCACCAACCCGTGTCATCACAAGTTCGGATTTACGGGGTTTACGTGTTGCCAACCGTGTGACCTTAACTTTACCTTGTGCCTCAGCAATTGCCATGTCCAGGTTAGTCATCTTGGTGATGTTCATGACGCAGTGTAATTTAAGGACTGAAGAAGTGAGTGTTACTTAAGCGGGCAAATCAGCGCCCATCCCATACAGAACTCGTCCATCCGTCACGTTCAGCAGCACGGCGATCATAGTCCTCTGCAGTATAGTAATCGTCAAAGTCCTGATCATAAGCGGGAGTCTGCAGATACTCAGGCAGAGGTTCATATTGACCAGTCTGGAAGTTGTAACGGAGTTGAGACATTTGAAGAAAAAGTGAAGTGAACTGTGTGGTCCTTAAGTATAACTCAGAAGTCAAACACGTCAGAGTTAATCTCAATCACATTTACCTTGGGGTCATCATAACGCACACCGTCAAGAGTTTGTGCATCAGAACCAATGCAATCGCAGAAGGTTTGATAATCACCACACTCACGGGCAAGGTGATACAGACCCTCATCATTGCCAATCCAGAGTGCAACATTCCAGGTCTCATAATTCGTCCAACCGTTATAGGTTTGGTCGAGAACATTGGACTGGTAAGTGGTAGTCATTTGGGGAAAAAGTGTAGGAGGAAAAGTGTAACTCAACCGATGACGTATACGCACTCGGGGTGATGATCTTCGTACCAATATGTGGCAGGATAACCATTCTGAGCACAGTGATCATTCATCCGATCAACCTCATTCTGTGCTTGATCTTCAGTCAGGTGAGAGTAATGAACTCGGACTTGATGGTTGTACTTGGAGAATACTGCGAATGTCATTTGTTGGGAATTTGGGGAAAAGTGTAGAGGAAAAGTGTAACGAATTGGTGTCAGAGTACAACCTTAGAGGTATAAGGTTGAGGACGCACTTCCCAACGCTTTGCTGTAGGGAATTGGTAGACAACTTTCTGTGCTTTGTTATCAACGAACTTGGAATACTTTTTATAATCACCAAGCGGTTGATTCATCAGGAGAATGTTACCTTCCGCGTCTTGAATTTGTAGAAACCAGGTGGAGGATTGAGTGCTCATACTATAGGGACACTTTGGACGATCGTAACTTTAATACCCAGAAACTTACCAGCGGTCAGGTGTACTTAGATCCTCAACGTAAGCATCACACTTCTCTGCAGGTTCCAACTTGAATAACTTCTCCCAGTCTATCTGATGTGGATCGAAGTCACCAAACACTGATAGATCCAGAGTGATCCTATAACGCTGCTTCTGCGCTTGTTGATATGCAACTGACATAAGTACGCTCCGTGGGTGTATGTGAAATACTCTAAGATGCCTGGGAGAACTTGTCAAGTCCTGTGGGGGTATTTATGCGGTCCTGGTGGATTTTGGCGCGGGGATTGTGAGGATTTTGTGACCCCGGAGTTGACAAAAGTGCGGTTCTTATGTTATGCTCGCTTAGATCACAAACACCCAGCACATTTATAAGGTATTCACACACTTTTTCCACAGAGATAACACCTTTTTCCACACATTTAACATACTTTTCCACAGGCATGTTAAAAAGACAACTATATTTTTTAATACATTTTTAATCGTTTTTAATACCTTTTTAACGTTATTTCATGCTTTTAGGCATAAAAAAAGACCCTTTACATAGGGTCTTTGTCTTATATCAATCAAGTGCTAATCTGTACCTTGCATAATCTTCTGCATCCTTTCTTTGCTTGAAACGTGCTTCCTCTCCTTCAAATCTGAGAGGTAGATAACGATACTTTTTCCCTTCCTTTGTGATAACAGTACGGGAGAATAGATGCAATGAGTAACAACCTTCTTCAGTATATTCTTTCTCTTTCTTAACAATGAAAGGCAGAACTTTTGAATCGTTGAATGATGTTTTGGAGAGAAGCATTTTGTATCACAAGTTGAAGGATTTGTTCATCAGTAAATGTCTTTAACTCTTCATCAGTTAAAGTATCAATGACAGAGAGAACTTCGGACATCAAACTAACTGACAAGGTGAACCACAAGAGCGATAGAAATCAACCATTCTTTTTGCTTCTTCAAGTGTATGAAATGATTGAACTCTCCACTCTTGAGTATAAGGAGTTTGGTAACGAATGAGAAACATTTTGTGTGAATTAGTTTGCGTTGTTAGAGTGAAGAATGTCTAGCATTTGTTGATGAAACTTGTCTGCCTCACGAACTACATTTGATGCTTCTGACACATCATCAATCACATGATGTGTCATTTCCAGAGAGAAAATCACATCGCAGAGAAGATCAGTTAGTGCTTCAATCTTTTGTGCGTCAGTCATCCCAATTTCCTCAACATTTCATAGTAAATGTTTAACTCTCTCCGCACACTATTCAATTCACTATTCGTTGCACCTTGCGATTGGAGAGTGTTAAACTGTTCGTGCAATTTATCAAGTTTGGACTGAATTGTTTTTTTGTCAGTCATCACTTAAGCACCATACCTTCAGTGAAGGGAATCGGATCATTGTTGTCTGTATCAATCACAACCCATTCAAAGTTACGTTGAAAGATACGGGCACCATTTCCGTGCTCTTGAAGAATAGCATTGAGACGAGACTTCGTGGTTTTTGTTTTATACCCACAAGTGTAAAGTTCAAGGGAAGTTTCAAGAATCGTTGCGATATGATTGCCGTGCAGACACACATAAGAGGCATCACGTTCGGGAGAATAGATGACCTCAGTGTTCGCAGATTTCCAATTCTCAGAGTTGAGAATTGCTTTGTTCATTTGACGTTCGATGATTCGCATGGTAGGAAGTGAAGTGGTGATACTATAGGTACAGTTTGGACGATCGTAACTTTAATCAGGCAACGATTGCAGATTCCATATAAACTTCTTTCGTTTCCATCAGTACATAATCACACTGATTTTGCAGTTCTTCCTTATACTTTTCTGCAGCAGATTTGCAATCAAAAAGTTTCAGAGAATTGAAATCTTCACCTTCATACTGATAACCACCGATGACAGCGTAAACTTTAGACATTTGGGACATTTGGGAAGTGCTCATACTATAGGTACACTTTGGACGATCGTAACTTTAATTCAATCAAACTTTCAACAAGTTACTGTTGAGAATTATCGGATGATAAAATGTCAGCAGTTGTATGAAGTACAGTGGCAGTAGCATACCTTACCGATGGTGAGAAAATAATACCAAGAACAAAAAGTAACGTGAGAAGTTTCACTTTATCAGGTGATTTGAATGTGAGACTTTTGCGTGCCATCAGTTGTTTACAGTAACCCAGTCACCTTGAATATCACAAAACTCAAGCAAAAAGTAGTCTACAGATACACCTTCAATCGCAGCATACTCTACAGATTCCTGATACTGTTCAGATGAAAGAATAAAGAAATCAGTCTCAATCATTGTCAAGATCAGCAACTTTATCGTAGAGAGCAGCAACATCAACTCCAAGATGTTCGCTCAATTCTTCCCAATCATCATGAAACGTAATTAGATCAAGAAGTGCTTGAATTTCGTCAGTTGAAAACATCATCAATAACCGTTCATGAAATTAGCAAGTGCTTCCTGATATTGTTCCTCAGTGTGATAGGTTCGGAGTCCAATCGTCAGAGGAAAGGTACGCTTTGAAGCAGAAGATTTGGGCAGATCACGACCCTTATCGAGGATCTGCTGTTTGTAAGGATTTGCGTTGTAGTTAGTGTTGCTCATACCATAGGTACACTTTGGACGATCGTAACTTTAATTCAAAAGAATTAAGAGTCTTGTGTTACACTTTCAACCAGTTCCTGATAATA